ATCGAAGCCAACTTCCACTATGTCCGTCAAGCCTACGAGAATGCCAACGGCAGCCTCGCGCCTGTACAGAACGTGGTCGCTGGTGCTGACGCTGGTGTCTACATCCCCGAGGGCACAGCCGCCTTCACCAGCCTTGCGGAGCAGCTAGCCGCGCAGGCGTCACCTGAGTACCGCAATGACCCCGCAGTCCGAGCCAAGGTTGAGCAGCAGATCGCTATCTCTGGTCCGTACCCGAGGGTCTAATGGGACTCCCCATCATTGGCGCCATAGTCGATGGTGTCAAAGCCATAGTGGGCCTCGTCGATGAGGTCACCACTACGGAAGACGAGCGGCTAGACCAGCAGGTGCGCCTTGACACGCTCAAGAACGCACTCGAAGTAGAGCTAGCCAAGCTCGACGCAGAGTATGCAGCAATCCAGAGCCAGATCATAGTGGCTGAGGCGCAGTCCGAGTCGTGGATCACACGCTCGTGGCGCCCCATCACCATGCTGGCTTTCGTCACACTCCCCTTCTTCGTACTGTTCGGGCTGGACCCGACACCGTTGCAGGGAGTCCCTGACTTGGTCTGGAAGATCATCTGGACCGGACTCGGCGGATACATCGGAGGGCGGACTGTCGAGAAGACGGCTCCCAAGATCGTATCTGCACTGAGAACCCCGCCATCGGCTTAGGCCGGTGGTTCGCGGTAGGGTTTCCCTCCTTTCCCCTGCCGCGCTTTCACGCCCCCTCCGGGGCGGGAAGCATCCGACCTTACCAAGCGAATCCTTGACCCGATACGTCGGACAATCTCGTGAGGACACGGATAGGAGACGGATGCGTGGACAACCTTTCACGTATCTGAAGAAAAGAGACGCACAATGGCTACTGCCAACGTCTCGCGCTTAGGTCAGATTAACTCCGCAGGAGATGCGAAAGCTATCTTCCTGAAGGTTTTCTCTGGTGAAGTGCTGGTCGCGTTCAACGAGACCACGCAGTTCATGGAGAGGACTTCATCGCGGAACATCAGCTCCGGCAAGTCGGCGCAGTTCCCGGCCTCCGGTAAGTCCAGCGCGAGCTACCACACTCCGGGTGTGGAACTCACGGGTCAGGCTCTCAACCATGCAGAGCGGGTTATCAGCATCGACGACATGCTGCTTTCCGACCACTTCATTGCTTTGATCGACGAAGCGATGAACCACTACGACGTTCGTCAGATTTACTCGAAGCAGATGGGCGAAGCTCTGGCCGTCACCGCGGATCAGAACATTGCTCAGGTCATGGCGCTTGCCGCCAAGGCTTCTGCGACCGTCACCGGACTGTCCGGTGGGTCCGAGTTCAACTCAGCGAACATGCCCACGTCGGGCACCGAGCTGCTTACCGGGGCGTATTCCGCCGCGCAGGCACTCGACGAGAAGGATGTACCTCAGGGTGGGTTCCCGAATGGTGCAGCCAACGGACGTAACATGTTTGTGCGTCCGGCCTCGTACTACGATCTCGTGCAGAACACCGCCGCGATTGACCGGGACTTTGGTGGCGAGGGCAGCATCGCGGCTGGTACGATCTTCCGCGTGGCTGGTCTGGACATCATCAAGACCAACAACCTTCCTTCCACGAACATCACGACAGGCCCCGCGGCCTATCAGGGTGACTTCTCCAAGCTGGTCTCTTGCGTGTCGCACAGCTCCGCTGTCGGTACTGTCAAGCTGGTCGACTTGCGGACGGAAATGGGCTACGACATTCGGCGTCAAGGTACGTTGCTCGTCGCGAAGTACGCGATTGGCCACGGCATCCTTCGTCCGGAAGCCGCAGTCAACCTCAACGACACCTAAGCCGGTGTGGTTGTTTGGTTCGAAAATCTACCGGGTGGTCCCTCACGGGGCTTCCCGGTTTTTTGGTAGGATCAGGGTTCGAGTCCCTGCCTACCTCTGTTTTGACAACTCACAGTTTACATTTCTGCACACATTCCACACTAGGACAACATCATGGCAGACTACATCGTTGCGCTCGTGGCTCAGACAGAGCTGGAGGCGATTAACGAGATGCTGGCAGCCATCGGCGTTGCTCCCGTAGCCGACATCACCACCACGACCAGCCGAGACGCCGTCTTGGCCAAGAGTGTACTCTCTACCGTGGCGCGTGAAGTGCTGCTGGAGCGGTGGCGGTTCAACTCAGAATTCGGCGTCCAGATTCTCCCCTCACAGAAGATACTCTGGATAGACGATATCGACAGCGCACAGAATACCCTCAACGTCTTCGAGGTTCCAGTGCGCGGGCAGTCCAGCACCAAGCAGCGAGCGTTGCTGCGCTGGAAGACCTCCGATCACATCAATGTTCCCGGCTCCGGCTTCGTCAATCAGGCGGGCTTGGGCGTAGCGCTGCAGCCCCCAACTTCCAACGAGTTGGTTGACGGCGCGGCGCAGGCTATCACTGCAATCACAGACGCCGCGGCTGCCGTGGTCACGATTACAGGCCACGGCTACCTCGACGGGCAGACCGTAGTCATCGCCGGGACGGACAGCACCCCGGTTATCGACGGTTCTCGCGTCATCACGCTAGTCGATGATGACAGCTTTTCCGTTCCTGTTACCACTACGGTAGTGGGCACCACAGGAACCAGCACGAATGAAACCCCGCAGCTCATCTTCTACGACACGTTCAGGGGCCGCGACGGCTTCCTCAGCACCGAGCGAGACGCTCTGTACATTGACGCTACGTGGTCGACTGACTTCGTGGACATGCCACAGACGGCTCGTGACTACATCATCAAGCGGGCAGCTCGCCGCTTCGCATCACAGGTGGTAGGCGCACAAGACATGGTGGGCTACACCGCACAAGACGAACAGATCGCTCGGCGCACTCTCCGCAGGGAGCAGGGGCTGGAGCGCAAATTCAACATACTCAACAACCCGACCACGCGCATGGCACATGGCCGCACACGATTCGTCGTGAACAGCCAGCCTGACAGCGCGCAACCTCGGGGAGGAACAGCATAAATGCCTAGAATCTCGGAATCAATCCCCGATCTGTTGGGGGGCGTTAGTCAGATGGCTCCTCAGCGCCGTGAGGTGAATGAGGTCGAGTCTCTGGAGAACGTCATGCTGCGTCCCGCCGAGGGTGTGGTCAAGAGGCCACCCACTCAGTGGATTGCCGAGGTAGCTGCCTCCGCTTCCGCCTACAGTGGCGCCTTCGTTCACACGATCAACAAGAACGCCAATGAGCGCTTTTGGGTGATCGTGCTCGACGGTGACCTCAAGGTATTCAACGCAGTGTCGGGAGTAGAAGTCCCAGTAACCTTCCCCGATGGCAAAACCTATCTGGACGTTGTCGCCTCTCCTAATGAAGCCTTCCGGCTTGCGACCTTCAATGACACTACCGTCATTGTCAACCGTGAGACGGTGGTGGATCAGGCAGCCTCGCTCACCTCGCAGCGCGGAAAAGAAGCGCTGATTGTAGTGAACCAGACCGACTTCGGAGTGCAGTACTCCGTGGGCATCAACTTCTCAGGCACCTACGACCCGTCCACGCCCTTCCAAACTTGGGTTGACTATTGGATACCCGCACCTACCTCCACTAATCAGCGGAGCCTAAACACCTCCAACGTGGCCTCCAACTTACGGACGGCCATCAACGACAAGTGGGGCAGTGGCGGAACGAATCACCTAGTTGTAACCACTCGTGGTAACACCATCGTCCTGACACCCGGAGCGAATCTGCTGGCTGACAACGAGTTTGTCATTCGGCTGACTGACGGCCTCGGGAACCAAGGGATGGACCTCCTACAGGACTCCATACAATCCGTCGAGCAGTTGCCCGCATGGGCACCGGACGGGTTCACTATCAGAGTTGAAGGAGACCCCGATAAGACGCTGGACGACGTGTACTACAGATTTTCCAACAACACAGCGTGGGTAGAGACCGCCAAAGGCGGCATACCTGATACGCTGGATGCGACTACCCTTCCGTTGGAGCTCGTTGCTAATCCCAACTTGCTGACCTCCACGATCAAGGCAATAGTCCCAGTAGCAGCGCAGGTCGAGTCCCCAAAGACCGCATATACTACGGCTATGTTGCAGACACAGGACGGCACCGCGTCAACAAGAGCGCAAGCCATCATGTCGCCCGCACCCACAGCTTCAGTAGATCGTTTCTGGAATCTGGGGGATGCCAACGGGGCGGACATTCTGTTCCACCTCGACATGCTCATCGACCAGACCAACGTGGTCGCTGGCGGTGTTGATCCAACGAATCCCGGTGGTGGCCACTACGCAGGTGACCTCTATTCATGGGAGCTGTCGATAGACACAGGGGCTGGCTTCACCGTACTCGAATCCGAGCCCATTGGCAGTTGGCAGGGGCAGGCTCTTCAATTTCTCATTGGCTCAAACATCTCTGCAGTACCAGCTAATAGTGACATCCGTCTTCGGGTTACCTCGAATTCAGGGAACAAGGGCTCTATCGCTATCACGCCCACCCTCTCTCAGGATTATGAGGTGGACGAGGGACAGAGAATCTTTGTCTCCTCCACTCACTATGCGCCGGGAACGGCCATGACTTTCACGCTGAACGGTACAGGCTACTCCGACACCTACGTCGCGGGTGGCACACAGTCAGCGTACATGACCAACCTCAAGACTACCATTGAAGCATACGGCGGCGCGGCGGTCACAGTCACCATCAACACCGCAGGTGGCTACATCGACATCAACAACAATGATGGCACCCAGCCGACACTCGCAACTTTCACATTCGACGATGGCCTCGACCTTACTACGGAGCTCTTCAATGGCGGCGTAGACTTCACCACCTTCGGGATCATCGCCACAGATATCATCAAGAATGCCACTGACACCTCTGCGGCGACCGTTTCGGCTGTTGCAGCTACCATCATAACGCATGGTGGCCTCACGGGTGGTGTGAACAATACGTGGTCTCATGATGATGACGCGGTAGTGAACAAGACCGCAACAGAGTTTATCTGTCGTCAGCCTGTCTGGGCCAAGCGGCTGGTGGGCTCACTAGAGACGAACAAGTGGCCCTCCTTTAAGGATGAGACCATCAACGAAGTATCGTTCTTGAAGAACCGACTGATCCTCCTCTCCGATGAGAACGTCGCGATGAGTGAGGTCGATGAGTTCTTCAACTTCTTCCGCTCGTCTACCATAGACGTGCTAGACAGCGACAGGATAGACGTAGCCCTCTCGGGCAACAAGGCGTCGGCGCTGCACAGTGCGCTTACATGGAACGAGACGCTCCTCACATGGAGCGAGCTGGGGCAGTTCGCCGTCAACGGTGAGCCGTTCCTCAGTCCGAACACAGTACGACGGGAGGCCACCACCTCCTTCGTCAACACCCGCAAGGTACGGCCAGTAACCTCCGAGCGGAGCGTGTACTTCCTCACAGAGGGGAACGAGTACGCTCAGCTCTACGAGTACAGGCCCGAAGATAACGCCGCAGACGCTACGCGCCTGTCGGTGAAGGTGCCACGCTACATGCCGGGGACGCCTCGCGGCCTCCTCGCAGTGAGTGACCCTGAGCTGGTGCTGGTCTTGACCGCCACCAACCCAGACGAACTCTACGTGTTCACCCATCTAAGAGATGGAGTGGAGCGGCAGATGGCGGCATGGCACAAGTGGACCTTCCCCGGAGTGACACAAATCCTGGGTATAGGCTCCATCGACAACGAAGTCTCTCTCATCTTTGAGCGGGACGACGGCAAGGTACACCTCGAAGTTCTCGACCTCTGGAAGCTGTCTGAGACGACAGTTGACGGACAGACGAACTCCGACGATCATCCCACGCCTCCAGCTTTCACCCCTGTTCAAGCAACACTCGGAGAAGACCTCTTCGAGGGGGAGACGGACGGTACGTTCCTCTCAGCACACACGCCTGACACAGGCTTCGGCGCTTGGGTCTACTCGGGCACCGAGTCTGGTGCTTCGACTTGGAACGGTGGGCACATCACAAACACCGGGAAGCTCCAACTGAGTACTGGCACCGACAGCTACCACGCCACTACGGATGTTGGCAGCGAAGGCGACATTCATTTCTATGTAGATATGAATGCCAACTCGTTCTCTGCTGGACAGTTCCCACAAGGAACCTTCCTCTGGAACGCGCCCATCGACGGCTCTTACAATGCCGCTGGTATTGGCATACAGGTTGACTCGTGGCAAACCACAAAGGCACGAGTCTACGCTACACGCTATGCCCGAAACACGCTGTACGAGCACCAGTTGATTGCGGCTATTGATCCGTGGACTGTTGCGGCGGTAACAGGGCGGCGCATTGGTTGTCGGATGTCTGGCCTTGTAGCTACACTCTACACCGCCGACGTTGGCACTGGAGCTAACGAGACCCCACTGGGTTCGCCATTTACGTTCGGCACACTCAGTTCCACATTCATCACGGACCTCGACGCTGCAAGCCAAGGCGGGTTTATTATTACCTCCCTCGGTACACAGTCGCCGCGGTCTAACCGCTGGGAGTTCGAGAACGTCACCCTTGTTGGACCTACTGGTGCAAGCGAGACTGTCTTCACACCACCCGGACCAAACCCTGACGACTTTACCGGCATTGTCGGTATCGACGAGTCAGGTGGTACGCAGACGCTGACCCCCAATGGGGATGGCACTGCTTCTTGGCCGACGGCAGACGACGTGACGAGCCAGAACATCGTCGTAGGACTCCCCGTGACCAGCACCATTCAGCTCTCTAAGTTGTACCACCGTAAGGACTTCGGTCCCCTCGCTGGTCGAGCAGAGGTGCGTGGAAACACCTACATCCAGAGCCTGTTACTGGGTCTGGAGAGCACCTCCGTCATGAGCATGGCAGTCGCCATCACTGGCCACGCCACGTTCACCCAAGACCTGACCGAGCCGCGCTCCCTAGATGCGGAGTACATGCATGTGCAGGTTGGAGGACGCAACACAGAAACGACGCTAACCCTTACCCACACTGGCGGCACGAACTTCAAGCTCGTCGGCATTGATTGGGAAGGTTCATACTACCATAGAATCAGGAGAACAAGCTAATGCCACTTCCTGTTCTAGCCGGAATTGCTATTGGCACCAGCATCGTCAGCGGAGTCGCTGGCTTTTTTGCTAAGAGCAACGCCGAAAAGAAAAGAGCGGAAGCTCTCGAACAGAATGCACTTGTTCGCCTGTCAGCTCAGCTCAGCGGGCTAGGAGCTCGCGAGCAAGAAGAGCTCGCCAACGCCAGACAGGCACGACGCCTCGGGAGGCGGCAGTCCGCCGTCCTCGAAGCTCGGGCCAGAGCTGGTGGAGCCGACGCAGGTGTTGGCTCTGGTGAACAAGTACAAGATGTGGGACTCGGCTTGTCCGAGTTCCTTGGATCAGTAGACGAGAACCTCGCTCGCACCCGTTCGCAGATTCAACGCGGACGGATAGGGGCTGATCGGGAATTTAGGGCAGCTCGGAAAGCTGCCAAAGCAGGTGTGGGCGGACCCGCCGCGGACTTCATGGACTTCCTGAACATCGGCGTCGGAGCGCTCAATACCTTCTCTAACTTCTCCCAACCCAGTAACTCATTCCAAGGACAAGCCTCGGGTAACCCCGGTGATGTCTTTAACACCGGGATCGGAGTAGGTCTCTAATGGCTGAGAAACTAGGGGCACAGACCCTCAAGACGCAGGCAGCTCCCGTCACGCCCAACCTCGCGGCGCCACGCTTCGAGGGGCTTGACCGATTGTCGCAAGCGCTGACCTCTTTCTCACAGAATGTGCAGCAGGTAGCAGTTTCCGAACACAACAAGGCCGCTAAGCGGAATGAAGAAAAGGGCCGCATCGCCGCAGCCGAAGCCATCTCGCAGGGGAGGGAAACCTTTGCTGAGCTGGAAGACGCAGGCATCCTCGACAGGGGGAGCAACCCATTCTTCCGTGACGGCGTCCTCTTTATGGCAGGCAAGGCACGGGCCGACAACTACGGCGCGAGCTTGCAGGTCGCCTACGCAGAGCGCTTCGGGAACGACCCGAGCTTTGACGAGAACGACTTCGACGCCTTTGCTGAGGAGTTCTCCGCTACGTTTGAGCAGGAGAATCCGGGGATGGACGACGACGCAGTGAACCAAGGCTTCGCTGAGCGAGCGTCAGATTATCTGACGTCCATGAAGCAGCGACACGCTGGCATCGTCGCATCCAACATAGAAAACCTCGGGAACGAAGCGCTGCGGACTATGTACCGCGGCAGCATTCTCGACGCCGTTGCTAACGGCAATCCCCTTGATCGTGTAACGGACGTTACCGCAGGGCTGGAGCGGGTTCGCCAAGAACGGCTCGCTGCTCTCGGCCCAAACCCGAAGCCGCACGAGAAGACCGCCATGAACAAAGCCATGGCTGGTGCCATCATCGACGCTGCGAGGGTCGGAGACCTCACGGAAGCCGAAGGCACAGAGGCGATGAAGCAACTAGCTGGAGGCACCGGACCACTGTGGGGTGTGGGCGAGAACGCCATCAACCTACAAGCCGCTGCCGCCAGCTACGCCGCCACGGTCTTACAGCGGGACAACCTCAACGAGGTTACGATCATGCGGCAGCAGCAGGCCGCTACCCGAGAGATTCACAACGACATCTGGGCATTGTATGATCCGAGGAGTGGTACGCTTGACATTGAAGCGATACTCGCGGACGTGCAGATCAAGATGGCGGGAGACACGAGAGCCTTCGACGAGAACATCGTCCAAGACCTCACCACCTTCCGCGACAACTTGGTCGCTGCCAACAGGCGCGGCATGGAGAGTAACCAACCTCTCCTTGAGAGCCTGCAAAGTCAGGTGATCCAAGGGACTCTCACTGACAAGAAGTTCATCACCGACCTCACAGGCACCGAGGGGGGAATCAACCCCGCCGATGCTTGGGCCACGATCCAGATGATGGACCGCATGAAGGCTATGAAGGAAGAGGGCGGCACCAACAATCGTATGTTCAACGCAGGCTTGGACAGACTGAAGGCTGGGCTGGGAGCATTCAGCCCTGACCCGATCATCGCCGCTGCGTTCAACACCGCTGCACCAGTATGGACCGCGGAGTACCAAGAGTGGTTTGCCACGAACCCGGGGGAAGCTGTCTCCGGTGTGAAGTTCCAAGAGTTCCTCACCGCTTCGGTTGAGAGAATGCGGGCCATCTACCTAGAGCCCGGGCAGCGAGAGCTGGTGGACAGCATGCAGAGACAGGCTGTGGTCGCCAACAAGACCGCGCACTTCGAGTCCATCACCTTCACCTCGGACACGAACACCCTGTTGAGGTGGTTGGCCGAGGATCAACTTGAGTTGGATGACGAGTTCACCGGCATCTACATTTCGGAAGATCAGAACATCTTCTTCCGTGCCGACGACCGTCAGCTTGCTGAAGAGTACATGTTGCCTGACGTATTCGAGGCCGCAGTCCGCGCACAGCTCAAGAGGAACGGCATCAACCCTGACGACAGTAAGATCGTCGAGCAGCTCGACAACATCAAGGCTGGCATCATCCGTAACGAAGGGCGCAGGCCCGGCACTTCAACGGTAGATACAGCGATCATGGGTCTCAGTTCACGAACTGACGCAGACCTACTTGAGGCGATGCAGAAGGCTGAAGCACTGCGACTAGAGATAGAACAGTCGGAGCGCAACGAGGCCGCAGCCCTAGAGGCTTCTCAGAACCCCAACATTCCTATCGTCTCGGACGGAAGTCCTAACGATGAAGACTAACTTCTAATCCTTACGAGGGTGATGTGCAAAATCCACAAGATGATGCGATGGAACGCATCCGGCAGCGACAGGCCCAAGCTCGAAGCGAGCGCATGGCCGAAGTTGCCCGAGAGCGGAACCCCCAAGGGGTCTCGCTTCAGGGTGAGTCGCTAGCCTTTCGTGATACAGAGCCACCCGAGGAACGGGTTGGTCTCGGTCGCATGCTACTCCACAACCTCAACCCCATCGAAATTGCTAAAGGCATAGGACGTGGGGCTGTCGGGGCGGTGGATGAGCTAGGCGACTTCGCCACTTCAGTTGTAGGGGGCGCTGCCAAGATCACCGGTATCGGTGAAGCCTTCGGCGGCGAGGACTTCCTCGATTGGTGGGCGCAAGACGATGACGACCGAAATGCTTTGCACATCGGTAAGGACATCATAGCTGCACCGACTTCGATTCTGGGCGGGCTCACAGAGGGCATCGTCCAGATCGGTATCGGCATGGTAGGCGTCGGCAAGTTTGCCGCTGCCGCCAAGCTGGGCAAGGTAGTCAAGCTCGGCAAGACCGGACAGTTTGCCGCCCGGGGTGCCGCCGCAGACGCCATCTTCTTTGACGCACACGAGAAGCGCATAGCGAACCTGTTGGACAACAGCCCCGATTGGTTTGGCAAGTCCGCGGTTGACTTCCTAGCCGCGAACGAGAACGACAGTGAGGCCGAGGGCCGCTTCAAGAATGCCCTCGAAGGTCTCATGCTGGGTGGAGTTATCGACAGCGCCCTCTGGGGCCTGAAGGTCTACCGCAAGGGGGCCAAGGGTGCCAAGGGCGAGGCCATCAAGCTCGCTGAAGAGTTCGAGCCCACTCCCTCTCGCGAGGTTGTGAAGCTCCCCGGTGGCCAGTATCGTCTAGCCCGCGAGGGCGGCGAGGACTTCCTCGACGACGCAATGCTGAAAGAGATTCGCCACGACGATCCCGCCCTCAAGGGCTTGGACGTGGTTGACGATGGCACTGACGGTGTGCGCACGTTCGGCTTCACAGCAAAGACCGGCGACGATTGGCGGGTGACAGCCCGCATGACCGACGACGTGCTGCACGTAGAGGCCATGGGTAAGTGGATACCGTCCCCCTCAGGGGGTGGTCGTATCGACCTCACCGGTTCCAACATTGGGGACGTTGGTGTCCAAGACATGAGCGTCATTGGCGTGGAGCTTGCAGCAGAGTTTCCCACCGCCACCCACATCAAGTTCACCAAGATCAATGCCGCGCAGGGCAAGGCCGCAAAGACTGTCACCAAAGAACTCGACAAGTTCCGTCAGGAGCTGTTCGCTTCTGAGGGTGACGCCGCAGCCGAAGCACTGTCGATGGCAGAGGGCAGGGCCAGCCGTGAGATCGCAGCAGACGGATTCTCGAAAGAGAGTGACGCCGCTGCCGCCGAGCTGGGCCGAGCCTACGAAACGAACCGCTCCACCAAGCTCATCAAGAACGCCGAGCAAGCGTGGATCAGGGCCAACCGAACGAACATCGGTGCGGGTAAGGCTGACATCACCAAGCAGATCGTAGCACTAGCCCGCCACCTCACCCCCGCCCTCAGGGGTGGAGCGAGGAACGTGATGGCTCGACAGGCGAAGGACGCCCTGTCGCTCATCAAGGGCGACTCCATGGAAGGCCTCGTCTCTGACATAGCCTTCGACGGAGTGGACGAGCTTGCCGCAAGGCGGGCCGCTGGGCTGATTCTGCAATCGCTGGGTGAGGACGTTGCCCGTTACTCCATCCGCATGAACGTCGGCAAGAGCAATCTCGCCTACGTGCAGATGGCGCGAGCGATGGATCAGATGATGCACGTCGAGGAGATACTGACAGGCAAGGCCGCGGTATTCGTGGACCGATCCAAGAAGTTCTTCGACGCGGGCCATCAGAAAAACACCGATGTGCAGGGAGCCCACGCAGCACAGGACGCGCCACCGGAGCCCTCCTTGCAGAAGCAGATGGTACACGACCTCGAAGAGGCCGCAGGCGAGGGAGGCCCCGGGAAGCCGGGAAGCGAACAGCCGCCCCTCGAAGGCGAGGCACCTCCCGCCGCTCCTAAGGCGGACGCTACGGATGACGCAGGCCGTCCCGAGGCTGACAAGATACCCGCTGCTGCGTTCAAGAAGATCAGAGCTGGTGTGGCCCCCGGGCCGCGCTCAGTGCGTAACCTCTCCAAGAAAGAGATTCAGGACTTGGGCCGCTTCGTCGCACTAGCTGACGGAGACCCCCGAGCCATCCTGATTTCAGTCAAGGCCTCACGGCTCATCGCCAATGCAAGGCGCATGGCCCCGGGGCTGAAGTCCAACCTCATACGCTGGCGTCTGTCAGCTATGCTGTCTGGCGTAGGCACTCAAGCGGTCAACACCGTCTCCAACTTTGCGCAGGCTCTACTGATGCCTTCCGAGTTGATGATTGGTGGAGCGCTGAGAGCTGACCCCAAAGCCATGCGCGAAGGCAACAAGGCCTTCATGTCTCTCTTCGGAGAGCTGCGCGATTCGTGGACCGCGGCTAGGAAGTCGTGGAAGATGAAGGCAGGTGCGTTGGACGCACAGTACATGACCCGCGAGATTGACCCGGGCCGGTTCACTGGTATGCTGGCAATCGCCAACGTGCCGATGGACTTCCTGACCTCCTCCGATGAGTTCTTCAAGGTGATGAACTACAGGGCGAGAATCCGGTCCAAGTCATACGCATCCTCCGTGGCCGCTGGGCTAGACCCCGCAGCCGCTGCCAGCAGGATGGTCGATGATCTCGAAGCCAGTATGGCTCCCGATGGTCGCGGCCTCAACGCCGACGCACTGGAGTACTCACGTACTGCCACCTTCACCAACGAGCTAACTGGTTCCGCTAAGCGGGTAGCCGGTGCGCTCCAGAACCAAGACGATGCCATGGGCTTCGTCGGTCAGTTGTTCGTACCATTCATTCGTACACCCCACAACGTGATGATGAACATCGTTCACCGGACCCCGGGGTTGCAGCTCATGACCAAGACGCTGCGCGAAGACCTAGCCGCTGGTGGCTCCCGAGCCGCTTCGGCCACCGGCAAGATGGTCACGGCTGGTGCCCTCGCAGGCTCGGCTGTACTACTGGCGCACTCAGGACGCATCACCGGAGGAGGCCCGCAGCACCCGCTCGTAAGACGCAGGTGGCTGGACGCAGGCTTCGTTCCCTATACTGTCAAGATGCCCACCCCAGATGGTGGTGAGGTTCTTATCAACTACAACAGACTGTCCTCTCTGTTCGGCCCGATGGCCATGATAGCTGACGTGCTACAGGCGTCAGGGGACATTCGCAATGGCGAGACCGCAGTGCAGGCTGTATCAGGAGTCGCAGCGTCGATGATGAACTACGTGGGTGACAACTCATGGATCGGCAATGCTGGCGAGATGATGGAGACCATGTTCAACGGTGACGCACATGCAATGCAGAACTTCGTTGAGAAGGTTGGTATCGGCATGGTTATGCCTGAGGCCATCTCTCAACTTACCGCGTGGGATGACACCATGCGTGAGGCGGACGGGTTCATCCAGAACCTGATGAATGAGACCCCCGGTCTCTCTCAGAAGCTCCCCCCGCGCCGGAACATCTTCCGCGAGCCTGTGATGAAAGCGGCTGGCTCGTTCGACAGAGCCTTCAACCCCTTCACTCAGGTGGGTCCAACCGACGACAACGAGTTGGCGTTCTCCCTCTTCCGCCTTGGAAGACAGATGGCGCTGCCTCCGAACCTCCGGTTCGACGGTCGCATGGACCTGAAGGACAACGACAAGTACGGCATTGGGAGCGACACGTCGCCTTACGAGTACTACCTCGACAAGACGGCGAAGCCCTCCAACGCCACGCCCACGCTGAAGTCGGCCCTTCGCAAACTGATCCGCAGCTCGACATGGAGCAACATGCCCGAGGGATCAGAGGATTGGCCGGGAGGCCCGCGGTACGAGGCCGCAGCGCGGATCATCAAGACCTATCAGGATATTGCCAACGCCCACATGTTGCGCAAGTATCCTAAGGTGTTCAAGGCCACGATCCAAGAACAGACCTTGAAGACCATAGGCCGCTTCGGTGGCAGACCTGCTACTGATCGCCTCCAAGAAACCTTCAACCGGACCAACCAGTAATGTCCACCGTAGAATCTATGCTCGGTAGGATCGACGAGCGAACGGTGCTGATTCACGCTGACCTCAAAGAGTTCAAGACTGAACAGAAGGTGGTCAACGAGAAACAGCAGGGCGACATCGACTCTCTGAAGTTGTGGAGGGCTTGGCTCGCTGGAGGCATTGCTTTCCTGACAATCACAGGAACGGTCGCATTCAAATGGTTGTAATATGAACCAAGACGAAAAGGCGCGCATCGAACGGAACGCCGCTCGGTGCGCTAGGATCGAAAAGCTGTTGATGGACGACGCGGTTGCTCTCCTAGAGACGGGCGAGTCGCTCATCACAGATACTGCTCGGGGGCAGTTGCTCAAATTCGTTCAACAGAACGGCTTCAACGCCGATCTCACTACAATCCCGATTGAGCGCAGGCTCGCTACGGGACTCACTCCAGAAGACCTTGCGTCTTCCGAGGAGGACACGTGGTAAATAAGGAGGAGTTAACTCGGATGGGGCTAGAGGATTTCCGCGTATTCGTGGGGATGCTCTGGCAGCATCTGGGGTTGCCTAAGCCAACCCCGCTACAGCTTAATATGGCGCACTACCTGCAGCACGGACCCGACTTCAGTATGATTCAGGCTTTCCGTGGGGCAGCCAAGACGTGGCTCACTGGAGCCTACGTTGGCTGGTCCCTACTCTGGGCACCTTCAATGAAGATCATGCTAGTGTCAGCGTCTCAGGGCCACGCAGATGGCCTGTCCTTGTTCATCAAGGGCATGTTGGAGGAAGTGGATGTGATGCAGCATCTGGCAGGGGGAAGGCGATGGGCGAATGACAAGTTCGACGTGCGCTCCATTATCATTGAGCCGTCACCGACCGTGAAGTCCATTGGACTGAAGGGCCAGTTGACAGGGTCACGCGCCGACCTCATCATTCCCGATGACATTGAAGTCCCGACCAACTCCATGACGGAGCACATGCGTGAGGACACCCGCGAGCGCACCAAGGAGTTCCGGTCAGTGGTGAAGCCGGGAGGGAAGATCAAGTGGCTGGGGACTCCCCAGACTGAGATGTCCCTGTACGGCGAGCTGACGAAGCTGGGGTACGACCTCCAGATTTGGCCTGCACGAGTACCAAAGTCACGCGACGAGTTCATGTACGAGTTCGTTACTAACATTGGGGAAGAAGTGCCCACCCGCACGATGCGGTGTGCCCTCGCCCCCATGATCCAACGCATGATGGATGACCCCGACGTTCTGGTAGGCCAGCCGACGGAGCCCTCGCGCTTCGACGAGAAAGACCTCCGCGGACGTGAGCTAGAGTATGGCAGAGCGGGCTTCCAGTTGCAGTTCATGCTCAACACGCAGGCCGCGAGCGCCGAGCAGCACCCGCTCAAGCTGCGTAACCTCATTGTAGACAGCCTCGACCACGAGATGGCCCACGTCAAGTACGTGTGGGGAGCCAGCAAGGACTCCGTTATCCATGATAGCCCCATCGGATTCGAAGGCGACAAGTGCTACCACCCTGTCTGGCGCTCCTCGGAGCTCGCCAAGTACACCGGGACGGTCATCGCTATTGACCCCTCCGGTAAGGGTAAGGATGAGACAGCATACTGTGTCATGAAGCAGATGTACGGCTACCTCTTCGTGATGGAGGTAGGCGGGTTCCAAGACGGCTTTGCTGACGAGACGCTCACAGCTCTCGCAGAGCGGGCGGTCTTCTGGGACGTCAACGATGTGGTCACAGAGGCCAACTACGGCGGTGGTATGTTCGCCGCACTGCTGCAGCCGAAGCTGGTTGCCGCGGGCTGTAAGGCCGTGATGCACGACCCTGTAGCCGGAGGATTGGCGAAGGAGTTCCGTATCTGTGACACGCTAGAGCCCCTGATGGGCGCACACCGCCTCATTATCAGTGAGGAGGTCATCCGTGCGGACCTGACGGACGCTATGGAAAAGAACACCAACAAGTACTCTCTGATGCACCAGATGACCCGCATGATGAGAGAAAAGGGCGCGCTGGCCCATGAGGACAGGCTCGAAACCGTCCAGATGGCCGCGTCGTTCTTCGAAGAGCGGGTCAAAATCAACGTCAATAAGGGTGTCGAGAGGCACCGTGAAAAGATGCTGAACGCGGAGATCGGCTCGTGGATGAAGGAAGTCCCCGGGCAATCGGTCACCCTCGGCATCGAACGACTTCGCAAAGCACGTCGCCCTAGCAAAATCTGGCGGCGCACACCTAGAGGCATGTAATGATAAGAATACCTCCACGACGAGTGCCAAGAGATAGGCTCGTGGCGCTCCCGGGATCATCCGGGGGCGGGCTCTTCGGGGGAGGCGCCCCCGGGGCGCACACGCATGTAGAGGCCGACATTACCGACCTCGGCAGCTACCTACCCCTTGGGGGCGGGACGATGACCGGGACGCTGGATGTGGACGGCGCGGAGCTTCGCGTATTCAACACTGGCAGCACCGACTACGGCACTTGGTCCCACGATGGCACCGACCTTCTGCTAGTAGGGACCAACACCGCATCCTACCGCATGTCGGGCATGGCCGATGTAGTGATGGACGGAATCACCAAGCTGGACCTCCAAGCGGGGACCGCCTTGCGGGTTCGAGACGCTACGAACAGCGACTACGGTGAGTGGGCTCACGACGGGACGAGCTTCTCCTTGACGTTGGCAGCTACCGCCCACTACAGCATAGCTGGGCACACCGGCTTGCTCTTCGTGGACTCAGGTGCGACCTTCAACGAGAAAGCCAACGCCACCACACTGTTGGCTGTAGGTGAAGCCACAACTCTGCGGGGTAACTCGCAGGACGCCTTCGTCCGCATCTACGGAGAAAATGCGAGCGCCATTGCTTATGGTCAGTTGAATCACACTGGTGCAAACTTTCAGCTTTCCTCCACTACCGGGAACATTCAGCTTAACTCGGGCACTGAGGTCATCGCCGGAAACTACCTGCGTGTTCGTGACTCCACCAACGCCGACATCGGCTCATGGACTCACGACGGGACCGACTTCAATCTGGCGCTGACGAACACCACCGACTACAACATCACCGGGTTAACTAACCTGACGCTGGACGGTGGCCTCTCTATGGCTGGCATCCTAGTGAATACGGCTGGGACACCTACCTACCAGTGGAAAGAGGATGATGCCTCAGTAGATGCAGGGTGGTGGGAGATGCGGGCTGCGAGCGACGTGTTCGTCTTTCGTGCTGTTAATGACGCCAACACTGCTGCTGGTCAGGTCTTAGTCGTCACACGCACCGCTGAAGTACCACAGAGTATGTCCCTCTATACTGACTTGGATATGCAAGGAGGTAACTTCTTGCGGGTCCGGGACACGGGGGGTACAAGCTATGGTGTCTTCACGCACGACGGAACTGACTTCAATCTGACGCTGACGAACACCACCGACTACAACATTAGCGGAGCCAATCTACGGATCGTGAATAACATTGGCTTCTATAACACCGCCCCCGTAGCACAAGGGACGGTCACAGGCTCCGCAGCAGGCAATGCTGCCCTGCAGAGTCTCCTCACAGCACTAGCCGCTACGGGCTTAATCGTGGACAGCTCAACCTAATAGTTTCTAGCCCGAGGATGGTAAATACCATCGGGGGGCATTCATGCACCACCCTACAGGAGAACACCATGGCAACCACCAGAGCACTCGCCGCCACTGGCGAAGTCATCGAGGACAGCGAACTGTCCGTCACGTCGGCCTTGGCCGTCAACGTCAAGGCATGGCTACCCGCCGTCGAGGACGGTACGGGCACAACTGTTGCGACGGGCTACCAAGTCCTCGTGCAGGCCAACGCTGCGGGCGACGTCGAAGTCGTCGACACGTTCGGCAGACGTGTACACACGGTACAGGCGGGCGAAGCTGCCATCCTGAAAGCCAACGGCGACGTGAATCGTCCCGATTGGACCGTGTTCCAAGAGGCGAACATCCTGAGCGTCGGTCAGGCCCAGCCTTCCGCTGGTTCCACGACTCCGGCCCTCGGCACCACCTGCCCCGCCGCTTCAGGAACGGTCAAGTGGATCGGACCAGTACAGTTGCTCGACGGCACCGTCGCGTACATTCCCTGCTGGACCTAAGCACCAATACGGGGGCTTCGGCCCCCACCCTTGGCCTCTAGCTCAACTGGCAGAGCGTCCGGCTGTTACCCGGAAGGTTGCAGGTTCGAAGCCTGCGGGGTCAGCTAACTACTCACACAAAGGTAGGACAATGAGACTCTACAACAGTACCGGAGCCGCGCAGACAGGCGCTGACACCGGACTAACCGCGTCAATCCACGGCACCTACGAGAGCCCAACTCGCGCTTACAGCGTGACCTTGGTCTCCGGAACTGCCACATGGCATCTGGAAGGCCGTATTGGTGACGACCACACATGGACTTCTATCGCCACAGGCTCCGCCACTGGCGGTGCCACGCTGCTTTCAGGCTGGCCCGAAGTCCGCTTTCGCTTGTCCGCTGCTTCTTCAGCGGTCATCATCTGTGATTACAATGGTGAAGGTCATACCATCCCGTAATCTCTACCTTTAGGAGAACACAATGGCACTTCGCCTCGACGATGATGTCCGCAATGACTTGCTGGATGGCATCGACTCGACATTCAACAGCGGCACGTTGGAAATTCGCTCAGGCGCGCAGCCTGCTAGCGCCAACGATGTAGCTACGGGTACGGTCCTAGCGACCATCACCCTCCCGGCTGACGCCTTCGCTGCTGCCGCCTCTGGCTCCAAAGCCAAGCTCGGTACGTGGTCGGACGCCGCGGCTGACGCTACCGGAACGGCAGGATACTTCCGGATGAACAACGGCGCCGACACGCGCCGGATCGACGGAGACATCACGATCACCTCAGGTGGTGGCGAGCTGGAGCTCGACTCCCTCAGCATCACCATTGGGCAGGTTGTCACTGTGGCGACCTTCACCCTCACTATGCCCGCTTCCTAAGATGGCGAGAGTCGTCTTGATGAAGAATGGCAACCCGCTGGTAGTCACAGGCACCAGCGGAAGACTCGTGCAGGGGAACGTAGCAGACATCCTACCGGATGGCACGTACCTCGGCAACGATGTAGAGCCTTCGTTGAACCCCTCTGGCATCTTCGTAGTTGTGGAGCTGCCGGGAGTCGACCCCGAAGAGCTGCAGTACCTCAAGCGCAAGCAGTATGGCGCTGACATCATCGTCCCGCGGCCCGGGCACCCTGATGGAGACAGACGCATTGAGCCTGTCATCCGTTCGCGGCGCCACCGCTTGGACATTTCGACTCTCACCAACTCTAGGCGCAACGCTTGGGGTAGGGGAGAGATCGTCTACCCCGGCGCCTCAAATCGCTCGCAGTTTGAAAACTCTGTGAGAGATTGGGTCCGCGCAGATGCGCTCGTGCGGCAGAACAACGTACCTCGCGACCGCGGTAACCCCGGCAACCGCCGCGGCCAAGACTAATAGGAGAGTGCCATGCCAACCACGAACGTAAAGACAATTGGCGGCACCACCCCCGATTACGCGACTATCGCTTTGTGGGAAGCAGCTATTCCCGCGAACCTTATCACGACAGATGAAATCTGGCGGGGGGAGTGTCGAGACGTCACTTTCTCCGAAGCTGACGTTGCTCTGGGCTCTGGAGTCACTACCGATGCCACACGCTACCCAATCCTCACCCGAGAAGCGGGAAGCAACTGGGACGGAACAATAGCCAACGGACCCGTTGTGGACGAAGCTACAGGAACCGCAACCACCAACGGCTATGGCCTTCTGATCGACTGCGACTTCTTCCGAGTAGTCGGCATTCGAGTCTCTAATAGTCAGACGAAGAACACGGGCAACAGCTCGATGTGGGCCTGCATAGCTACTTCTGCGGGACCGGGGGCCGACTCCACAATTGCTCAGTGCATCTGTCATGACGCCAACCCAACCGACTATCGCACGTATGCCCTTCATCACGTTAGCGAACCTACTTCCGCCGACACCTACAACTGGCTCAACAACCAAGCGATCAACCTTGGCGCCTCTGGCGACCGAGCCCGCGCTATCGCCCCCGCTTGGTGGATGACGGGTATCACCATGAACATGATAGGTAATGTCGTTTTCAATTCCGATTGGGCTAGTGGCTTCGGGATGTACGTCGGTGATGACGGCGGATCGGCATGCACGGCCAACGTCTACAACAACGTCATGTTCAGCAACGGAGGCGGTGTTGGTTATGTGACAGCTGGCTTCGGGTCTAGCACGCTCAACGCCACGAACAACGGCTCAAGCGATACGACCACACCGGGAACCTCCACCTTCAACAGCCTCACCCAAGCCACCGAGCTAGTTTCCGTTACGGGTGGCTCGGAAGACCTTCACCTTGACAGTGGCTCGACCATCCTCGGAGATGGGAGCGACCGCGGCACTACGCCGACGCTGGTGGAGATCGACATCGACGGCTACGACCGAGATGCCGGAGGCGACACTTGGGACATCGGCTCAGATCAGTTTGGTAAGCCTGCTGCTGCTGTTGCCTTCTGGGTCAATCGTCGCACCCACAAGAATCCACTATTCACACTACTTCGCAGATAAGGACTATCATGGGACGCATGTATGCAGCCCCCATTGACATATCATCGTTCGGCACTGCCGCAGGGGACATCGTAGAGATTCGCCCCGCCGCTGGCAAGCCCATCGCCTTCCATGGTATGTTCTTGGCTGACTCTAGCGCCAACGCTAACGAGCGTCTGGCGATCATCGTCAAGCGGATGGCCACCAGCGGTTCTGGTGGGACCACCGTAACGGGTGTCCCGTTGGACCCCAACGGCGCCGCAGACGCTTGCACCGTTGAGACCGCCAACACCACGGACGCCTCAAGCACCGCTACTAATCTGAAGCGGGACGCTTTCGACACGCAGCAAGGCTGGCAGTATCTTCCGGCCCCCGAACACCGTATCCTTCAGGACGACGGCGAGTCGCTGGTAGTGGCTATCACAGACACCCCCGCCACCTCCCCCGCATTCCAAGGCTACATCCTGTACGAAGAATTGATCTAAGCCATGTCTTGGGTCAGCCGCCGCGGAATCTTCCGCAGAAGCTGGGTCGGCAAGGCTCCCAGACGTTTCGTACATGACGTCTTTACGGGGATAACAGGGACGGCAACTCCAAGTCTGCCGTCCATGACCGTTGTCTCCGCTGGTACAGTAACTGTCACAGGTAGTGCTACACCTTCGCTGCCCTCTATGACCCTCGCAGCGGCGGGGACAGTCGCTGTGGCAGGAGCAGCTACCCCGTCCCTTCCGGCTATCTCGCTGGCAGCAGCAGGCACTGTGCTCGTCAACGGCGTAGCTACGCCGACATTGCCGTCCATGACCATCGTCTCAGCAGGGACAGTCGCGGACCTTACCGGCATCGCAACACCCACTCTGCCATCCATGACCATCGTCTCAGCAGGGACGATCTTGGTCAACGGCACAGCCACACCTTCACTACCTGCAATAGCGCTCTCCGCTTCCGGCACCGTCGGTGGCGCAGGAGCCCCTGTTTCAGGTGACGCCGCAATAACCCTTCCAGCCTTGTTGCTCACTGCACGAGGAGGAGTGAACATTAACGTGGTCTCAATCTACAGTATCGCGGGTCAGACCGGAGCAGATACTGGTGCGACAGTTGCGATCTCGCGGGACCATGAGTCCTTCTTGAACCGTGACGTCCTCCAGCAGACCGTGCTAGGCGCGGGCTCTGCGACCATCCTCATTGAGGGAAGCCTCGACGGGGGGTCTTCGTGGGACACGCTCAAGTCGAGCGCTAGTGCCTCCGAGATGACCAGCATCAAGCTGCCACCTATGATTCGTGTTAGACTGTCCGCTGCTACGGCTGCCGACGTCGACGTCTACCTTGACGCCGACCAAGCCGCTGTGCGCGTCGACAACTAAGGAGAGAACACCTATGATGGACCGACTCGAACTCTGGCTCAGCAAGGTTTCTCGCTGGGCCAAACTACGCTGGTACAAGCTGCGGTTGGAGGGGCTGATGCCCTTCTACGAGACGCTTGACCAGTACCCCGCATGCCCTCACGAGGTGCGGGTTCCGATGGAGCGGGTTGCCGCCCTGTCACCCCACAAGACGCGCATGCTGCAGAGCGCAATGATCGACTACATGCGGCCTTCCGGCTGCACGATCCATGTCTGTCACCGCTGCTACTGCCTTATCGCGTCCCGCGTCACCAAGAACCAACTCGGGTACGAATAAAGGAGAACCAATGGACCCCAAAGACGCACTGCAGATGATCGACAACATTCTGGCCAAGGCCGGAGGTAGTCGAGAAGACCACTTCAACATGCAGCAGATGATCGGCAGCCT